TGTGTTAAATGCCACGCCATCTTGAGGGGGTGGTGAGCGTACGCTCGTGAGGGTTCAAGTCCCTCCAACCGCACCAAGCTGATTAAATAAGGGCTTACAGGTAATTCTGTAAGCCCTTATTTTTGTTTGACATCATAATATCTTGCGTGGTTTGACATCATTTTGACATCAGAATATTTTAGAAATACGTTCCACGATGTCATCTTCCATTTTAGGTGTCACATGTGAGTAGGTATCCATTGTTTCTTGGAATGAAGCATGTCCTAGGCGTTCTTGTATGGCTTTCATATTAGCCCCATTTTCGATGAGAAGGGTGGCGTGAGTATGTCTTGTACCATGCATAGTAAAAGATGGCTTGCCGATTAAATTGGCATACTTCTTACATAACTTGCTGACTTCATCAGGACAGCGAGGACCGCCTTTTATACCAGGGAATACAAGGTTATTATTAATCCAGTTCATGGTTTTAATTCTGCGCTTGTCTATGACTATTTTATGCTTCATAAGCTCCTGGAGTGTTTCCGTATCAATGGCAATTATCCGTTTTGAAGATGTTGTCTTAGTTGTATGGGATATAACTGCCGTAGATCCGATTTTGAGGGCAGTTTGTGAAATAGATACAGTTGATTTCTTGAAATCAATATCAGACCATCTTAAGCCTAATAATTCAGACCGCCGCATACCTGTTGCAAATGCTAATTTAAAGAGTGCATGATGTTCTACATTAGAGATATTGGATAAGAAGTTTTTAACCTCGTCTGCAGATAGCGTTACCATATGACGGACTTTTACCTGTTTTGGCCGGTCTATATTTTTCATATAGTTTTTAGGGATGATGTCATCTTTTACTGCCTGCTCTAATATGGATCCTAGAATTGTCATGGTGTAGGATATAGTCCTTGATGATAATCCATTCATTGATTCGAATACATAACGTAATGTATTAGGTTTAATTTCGGCTAACTTTACGCCGCCGATTTTATCTCTAATATAACGATTGATAATTCCTGTATAGCTTTGATATGTGGCAGGTGTTATAGTTTTTTCCTTTAGTTTCAACCATATATTAATCCAGGTGTTTAATGAAATAGTATCATCGAAATTAGCACATGCTTGATTAGTATTTACGTATTTTTCCATAGCTTCTATGGCAGCTTTCTTGGTAGTACCGTAAAAGTATTTACGCTTACCATTAATCATCTTAGATACTTGGTAGCGTCCATCGGTTCGTTTTTTAGCCATAAAAATAACCTCCTTGGGCATGGTTAATAAGCCTTAGAGGTTTTATGGTATAATGTTATTGGAGTAAAAATGAAGTACCTCTAAGGTATGTAGTTTTTAATGGCCCTCACTGCGGTGAGGGCTTATTTTTTTATATTTAAAATTAATCATACTTTGTTAATAAAGTATCGATTACCTTGTTTTACTTGTTGTAACTTACCTTCCTTTATTAAAGAATTACATAAACGTTTACCATATGATGTGTTACCAGGAAATAGCGATTTAATTAAAATAGCTTGTGCAATTGGTTCGTGAGAAATTGCTGATAGTATAGATTTTTTATCAATACGTTCCTGTTTAACTCTATTTTTCTCTTCTACAATTGCTTTTTGATCTTCATTATAATCATAGGCATTATCAGGGTAGTCATTTAATAAGAATGATTGAATTTGGTCTCGAGTATCATCAAAGTCACTACTATGCATAGAATTATATTCATCAACACCACAGATACCTTTTGAATAGAGAAATTCTTTGAATTGAACAAGATGATTTTGTATTTGAGATACTATAGTAATAATCTTATTAATAGAATATTGGTCGGATAGTTTATCTATTAATTCATCAGATTTATCAATATATTTCAATTCTTTATTATCATAACTAGTTGAGCTAAAGTAATCAGCATTACCATTAAAATTTGGAATTGGTAACTCAGGTTCATCAATGATGGATAGAACATTAGATATATCAGTTGCAGATAATCTAAATTTATCTAGCTCTATTTCATGTAAACGATTAAGTTCAGAAAGTTCTTCAGCTGCTTTTGCATCTTGAATAGCTTTTTCTTCTATTTCAGTATCTGTATGAATATGTGCAGCAATAATTCCATTTTCAATAGCTAATCTACACATATGTTTACATGGATAATTGAAATATGCATTTTGACGATTTTGAAAGTCAGCACAGGTACAACTAGATAGGGTTACTATATATGGTTGAGGTTGAGTGCCAGAAATATAACAAAAGTCGTCGTTCATTTTTATCGATTGAGAAGAAATCCATGTAGCACGTTCAATTCTATGTTGAAAAGAATTGTTGTTAGAAGCTAACCAGTGATTCCAATACTCATCGATAGATAGTTCATGACTATGGTTAGAAATAGGTGCATGATTAAAATTAGAATTTACTTCGAAAGATAATTCAATAGTATCTGTGGTATTATCAGATTTCTTTGTAAAACAACCAAATAAACGTTTTAAAAGTTTTAACATAATAACATCTCCCAAGTTATATAGTTAAATAATGTGGTGATAAAAGTCGATTCCGTTAAGGTCACCATCTTCAATTTGAGACATCCTAACCATACGCTCGACTAAATTAACGTGATGATCAACATAAAAGTCATCATGAATGATATGAATTAGCTCGTGCTTTATTTCCTCTCTCATGCGGTCATGAGGAAGATTTTTATTTATGTAGATATTATGAGTATCTACATCTTCTGATTCTTCAGAAACTGCTTTTGCATTTGGTAAATCACAATAAATAAGGTTAATAACCAATACTACCACTCTCCCTTGTGTGTATTACTTATGCTTAGATTTTAAGAATTCAATGTATTTGACGGTTTCTTCCATCTCCTCTTTAGTAATATCTTTAGCTGCAGAAAAGAGCATGCGTGCGCCTGGACGTGTACGTAGATATTCCGCAAATTCAGCAGTTTCAGGATCTACATAGTAACCTTCAGTTTGGTCGGACATAATAGATTCATTTTGTTGATGCGGTTCTTGCCAACCCATTAGATATGCCGGTGTAGTATTCAATGCTTTAGCTAAAGGTTCAAGTACATCGATTGGCATATTTTCAATATCACCATTTTCATATCTATATATAGTAGCTCTATTTTTATTTAATAATTTAGCTAATGCATCAGCAGTATAGCCTAGCTCTAATCTACGTTGTTTAATACGTTCTCCGATTCTCATATGAAAACCTCACTTTCTATTTGATTACATAATACAATACAATTCGCAAAAATGCAACAAATATTTTTAAACAAAGCATAAAATCGCATAAAGTGCGAAATAAGTTGTTGACATGCAATTTTCAATAGGGTAATATCTAGTTAAAGAAAGTCGCATATAAGCGACAAGCAATAAAAGGGGGATAGAAATGGTAAACATTAGAAAATTGAAAGCTAAGTTAGTGGAAAATGATATTTCTATTATTGAATTAGCTAATATCATTGGTGTTGATAAATCTACCGTTTACAGAAAACTCAATAAATCTGGAGAGAATTTCACCGTAAAAGATGTAGAGAAAATTTCTAAAGCACTATCATTAACGTATGAAGATATTAATGATATTTTTTTTACCAATGTAGTCGCGTGATATGCGACACTTGTGAGCGGTGTAATTTAAGTTGAAAAAATAAAAAGCTACTAACAAAAGTTAGTAGCAATAGATAAGAGTTGTAGAAATGGAGAATTATTAAGGAAGAATAAGGAGGTAACTATGAATAATAATCGGCTTGATACAAAATTTTGCCTTACCGTTGAAGAGGCGGCGGAACAAGCCAGTGTAGCACCTGCTGTAATTCGCCAATGGGCGGAAGACTTTGATTTTCCGTCCATGAAGATTGGTAAGCGTGGTGGTAAACGATTAATTCACTCTCGATTATTCGATGAGTGGTTGGCCAAACGGTGCCAGGCACGAATTGGGGAATAGAAAGGAAGTGAAAATATGAAATGGGTATCAGCTATGCTATGCATTGTGGCATATGGAATCATTGAAGGTTCCGATGTGCAGGGGTACGAATTAACCTCTGCAACATGGACACTGTTGATTGCATGCATGATTGCTGCAATAAGCATTATGTTTCATGAACTAAAAAAGGACGTCCACTAACTGGCATTAGTAGAACGTCCACAGTTAAAAATTAACCAATTTGATTATATCACAGGAGATTAACAATGAATACAAATAAAAAAATGATGGTAACAGCTATGGCAATTAGTTCTCTAGCGGTCAATGTATTGGCTGCTGACAATAACTTCGTAGGTGGTACAGATAACGTCGTAGAAACAGGCGTTAAGAGTGCAGGCGTTGTAGGGTATCAAAATACTATTAAAGGGAATAACGCTGTAGCGTTCGGCGAAAACAATGTTGCAGCCGGTACAAATTCTTTTGCCGGCGGTAATGATAGTAAAGCGTTGGGCCGTGATAGCTTCGCTTATGGAGCACATGCGGAAGCTACTGTTGAATATACTGTAGCTATTGGCAGTCAGGCTCGTACTGCTGCATACAACACTATTGCAATAGGTAACGGCGCCTATGCTAATGGTGAAAGTACGGTTGTCATCGGCCGTACAAATACCGTAAATGCTGAAAATGCGACAGTGATTGGTTCCAACAATGGAACAGTCGCAAGCGGTCATGGGGTAGTTATTGGTTATAACAATCAAGTATTAGACAATTCTAAAGAACAACTAGCCTTCGGTTCAAACAATAAAACTAAAGGTCAAGGCGCTGTAGTTATTGGAACTCATGGCCAAGCTGGTGCTATTGATGCACTTGCAATTGGCAATAATACATTAGCTGACACACCTAATGCAGTAGCATTAGGCACCAATTCTACTACTGATACTGCTATTAGCACAGATCATATTTACATCAATGGCAAGAAATTCGACTTCGCCGGTGGTGTAGCTGATAGTACTGTTTCTGTTGGTACTACAAATAAAGCAGGTATGAGCGGTGTAATGAATTATAAACGCACTATTACAAATGTAGCTGCAGGGAGAATTGATTCCACATCTACTGATGCGGTGAATGGTAGCCAATTAAATGCAGTCATCAACTCATTGAATTTCACTACAGTTGGTGACGGTAATAATACAACAGTATCTCAAACAACTAACATGAATGGTGGCATGGAATTTTCCGTAAATGTAAACAAAGATTTACATGATATGAATTCTGTTAACTTTGGAACAAATGTAGATACTGTTCGCAGTGTTGTAAATAAAGAAAAGGCGCATTTCTTTAATGGCGATACAAACGCAGCTGTAACTCATGATGGTTTGAAATTAGAAAATACAAATACATTAGATACTGCAAGCTACACAATGGATGGCATGGTTGCTGATAGCAACGGCAAACATATTGAATTCACAACTCAAAATATTACCGCCGGTAATCAACAAATCCACGATGTAGCGGATGGAGTTGCCGACACTGATGCAGTTAACATGCATCAGCTTAAAGCACAAAGTCAAGCAGGTTTAAACGAAATTCATGCAACAAATCAACGTTTGAACAAATTAGGAGCTAGTTCTGTAGCATTAAGCGGATTACACCCATTAGATTTTAACCGCAATGACAAAGCGTCCTACGCTGTTAGCTATGGACATTATAGAAGTAGTAACGCGGTCGCATTAGGCGCTTTCTACCGTCCTAATGAAAGAACAATGTTCGGTATCGGTATGAGCTTAGGTGCCGAAAAGCAATTCACCGCAAACGTCGCTTTTAAAGTTGGTAAAGGAAGCGACTATGTAGCGGAAGCAAAAGGTGAAAATGCTCGTATTAGTCAACTTGAAGCACTTGTAAATAAATTAGTCGAAGAAGTAGAACTTAGTAAACAATCAAAATGATGAATGGTGCAGATTTATATAGTTATTTGCAAGATAAACAATTAGAACTCAATAAAGCATTGCGTTTAGCCAAAGATAGAGGAATTGATTTGGCAAATGCTGAGTATGCTTATAAAA